TTTAGATTTTAAAGATTCTTTAAATGCAGTCATGAACGCTGTCCAATCAAGATCCAAAGGGGCATTCCCCAAGTCAACTCGACTCTTAGCATCAAAGGCTGCGGTGTATTTATGAAACAACTTACGCTTGCCATATGACACAGCCCTGGTTGTTTCCTTAAAACCCTGCCCACTAGTACGAGTTGATACCTCGTAGTTCGCAAACAGGTTGAAGTCTACCCACTCACGTATCATTGCTGATACTTTCTTATGAGTAGCCATCTCCCAACGATCGTAGGGCTCACGCTCTGGATCGTTAAAAGTTCTTATGCCCACATGAGAAAGCAAGATGATGTGCATCTTCTTCTTTTGTAGGGCATCAAACATTCTTAGAAGTCTGCCAAATAATTCAGCAGATTCTGTGAAACCTTTTCCGTAACCCATTGATTCAATAGACTTAAGGTTATGGTTAGCACAAACTTTTTGTTGCACTAACTTCTCTGCCCAGTCAGTTGTATCAAAGACTACTGTCTTATAGTTATGGTCTTCTTCATACAGAGTTTTGATCTGCATTAGTATGTCGTCATAGCTTTCACATAAAGGAAAGGATGACGTGTCTACATAGTTAGTACCAGACTCTGTCTTAATAAAGATAGGGTTGGGAGCTTGACTTGCAAAGGTAGTCTTACCAATGCCATCAGTACCCGATAGGTTAATCTTTATTGAAGGGATCTGTATCCCTGTTGTTACATCATTCAATAGGCTCATAATTCTGTACTCCTTTTGTAATCATTTCGTCAGCGATGAACTCAACATCATCGACTATTGTTAATATTTTTTTGACCCAAGCTGAATGTAAGCCTGGCGACACCTCTGCTTTGATACGATCTCGTATCTGTTCTACTACATCATTATGTGTAATCATGCTGTCTCCTTCTTAACGCCTTTCATTGCATCTTTAATTAAATCTCTTCCATCTTTTACACTCGGTGCACAGTCCAATGCCATTTGTGTAAAAAATTGTATGCCTACAAACACTGCATGTGGTACTTCAATACCACCCTCAGCAGCACTCTCAGCGGCATCGCACAGATCATAAAAAAATTTATCGTGTGCTTGTTCTTCTTTTGTTTTACTCATTATTTATCCTCTAAATTTATATTATATTTGCTCAATTCTTCTAGTACGACCTTGTTGATTCTCTTCATGTCTTCAACAATCATTTTGTTTTCTTCAAGCTGTTCAGCAAGAAAAAGAATATCATTAGGTATTCTGCCATTGGTCAAATCATTAAAGGTGTTGCTGGCAATCTCTTGTGCATTGTTCATCAGTCTTAGGCTCTTTGGATTTTTGCTACGCCTAGTTATAGGCTCTACTTTCTCTGTGTACCACATTCTAAAAGTAAACTTCTTTATGTCTTTGTCAGAGTAAGTCTTCCTTACGGTAAACTTTCTGCCTACCCAGTAACCAGCTTGTCTAATTCCATTTGCGTCATTTTCATCTTCCACAACAAACGAGTCGCCCACCTCCAAGCTATTTAAAAAATCAATGTACTTATCTCCTCTTTCCTTCTTAGGTGGTATTTCGTAACCTTTTTCAACCTTGGCTTTAAAATACTTTTTCATTACTCAGCCCCCTTTAATGGATCAACGAACTGGACGTATGGCCTTTCATTGATCTTGGTTTGTAGTCCCTCTTGGAACTTGTCAAAGATATCCTGGTGATTTTCTTCTATCATTTTAGATAGAGAAGTATCTTCCTTATACACAGTTGTGAATGGAAATAAGTCATTAGGTATATCATGTTTGACTTGTGCTAAAAAGTTCTGATCCCATGATCTCGTAACTTTATATTGAACACGCAAATCTTTTGGTATGATGCCATTAAGATGTACGCGAGTAGATCCTCCAGTGTTAGACAGTCTTTTGACTTGGTCATGCACATCGGGATGTTTGGTTATTGCAAAATCAAGCAAACTACTTTCATCTTTTAGTTTAGCTTGGGCTTCCAGGTTCTTCTTCTTCTCTACCAAAAGTTGCGGTAGGGATAGCTTAGAATAGTCTTTCATATTAGTCTCCATTTTAAATACAATATTGATATTACTCTCATTAGAAATAAAGTCAACACTTCTGTATTAAATCATTGGACTTATTGCACTACATCAATTAAGATAAGATCTGGTATGAGTTGGTGTGTTTTATATTTATATATAACTTTATCATTAACCCCTAGTAAGTGACCAGCTTATACCTTTCTATATAAAGGAGAACTATGGAACTTAAAGAATATATTATTAAACGAGGCGAAGACAAGTTAGCTAAAGAGCTAGGTGTTTCTATTGAGACTATAAGATCATGGAAATATGGAACAAGACAGCCCTCTGTTAATCAAGCCAAGAAACTTATCAAGATGACAGGCCATGCTTTAGGTTGGGAAAACATCTATGGATCGGTAGAAGAATGCCAATAGAAATAAAAGCAAACCTGGTCGGACAAGACATAGCAAAGGATGAGCGTAAGGATATGCTCATGTCATACCATGAAAACTTCTTTCATCTAATACCTTGTGGATCTACCACAGATGTTATACCTGAATACTTTAAAAGCAGACATCCCTTTGAGGATGATATGGTTTTACAAAAGCGTTGGTCAAAGACACCAAGAGTTAAGTGGGCTGACTATATAACAAAGCAACCTACTCTTAATGAAGTTAAGCAATGGTATCTACAATTCCCAGAATGTAACTGGGCTGCTATAACAGGCGTAACATTTGTAGTGCTAGATGCAGACACGCAAGACGCATGTGATTTCTGTGAGTCAGGACAGATAACAAGAACCATGCTTAAACAAAAGACACCTCGCGGTGGCTATCATTACTTCTATGCAATCAACGATGACCTAAAGATAAGAAACACTACAGGTAAATTAGATATCAGAGGAGAGGGTGGCTATGTCATGGTCAGTCCTTCTGTTAATTATAAGTTTGAAGTTGTCGAAGGAGCTTCAGTTGATTCTATAGACGACCTGCCTATGCTCTCAAGCCAAGATATGAATATTATCTATGACTATAACAGCACAGGTAAGATAAATGTAGAAAGTAAAACTCCTCTTACATCCGATGGTGTACAGACAGGTATGCGAAACGATACTCTCGCCAGGTTGGTAGGCAAATGGATACTAGAAGGTTGGGGTATGAGAGAGGTGGTAATCAAGGCCATGGATTGGAATCAAACAAACAACCCACCTATGAGTGTGCAAGAGGTATTGAATACAACTCAAAGTATTTGTGCTGGACATCTTAAAAGAAATCCAGAGGATGATACAGGCATACAGAAATGGAAGACTAGTCAGTGGCAGATACAATTAACAGATGATTTAAAAGAGATCATGGATCAAGAAGACCCTCTCTCTAAAGCTAAGAGCGAGAAGACAGTAGACAGTGACCCGCTAGGACTCAAATCATTTAACGATCCCTTTTGGGATACGATGGATTGCGATAGGATTGAGCAGTATTGGGGAGATGCTTTTGTCTTTGAACAATCCAGAGTGTTGCTACTAGGTAAACCAAAGATAGGTAAGTCGCATTGGCTAGGAGCATTCGCAGCGGCAGCTACTACAGGTACAGACTTTATGGGTATGAGTTTCTCAAGACCTCTCAAAGTTATGTGGCTACAGGCAGAGATAATCCATGAGTTCTTAAAGAAAAGAATCGAGATGTATTACAAACCCTTTCATCATGACCCTGAGTTGTACAACCTAGGCAAGTCAAACCTTATAGCATCAGGCAGATTAAGAAAGAACATCATGAGGGATAGCGACATAGATGCTATCGCTGAGAGTATTGAGTTTCATAAACCAGACTTGGTGATGATAGATCCTATTATTAATTTCTTTAGTGGAGAAGAGAACTCCAACTCAGAGATACATGAGATGCTATCGAGGATAGATAAACTCATTGAACTATATAAGGTAGCAGTAATCATTGCTCACCATACTGGTAAAGAAAGGGCAGATGATCTGTCATTCATGTCGGCAAGGGGTGGTAGTGCATTCGCGGGGTGGATGGATTCGGGTGTGAAGCTGTCAGGTAAGAAACCAAACGTAACTTTATTCTATGAAGCTCGTAATGCAAAAGAACCTGAACAGCATTTAGCTTACTTTGATTTCGAGAAAGGATACTTCAAGATGGTAGATGCACAAGATAGTCCAGACGAAGTTGAGATAGCAAGGGTGGTTGCATCAGCTATGAGCAGACAGAAGTTCTACACAAGACAAGACCTAGAAATCTTAGCAAGACAGGCATTAAAAGAAAGCGAGATGGCATCGGGAGAGAGGGCCGCTCGTTATGCAGTGAGTCATGTGCAGAAGTATCTAGGCGAAAGAGTCAAGACACACAATGTTCCAGGCAAGAATACTTGGTACTACTTATCAGACAATGAAATGAAACGACCTTGGAAAGATGATTAAGATAGATCAAGAGTCAATGACAGAAGCATTGAATGATGTCGGCATAGGATTGCTCATGTCATTCCCGATTAGCTATGGCATCTTAAGGCTATGCAAATACCTAGAGGTAAACCTGGTGGTGACATCACTGGTACAGGTAACTGTCTTTACATTCGTTGCTATAGTAAGGAAGTATATGGTTAGAGTTTATTATAAGGAGAAAGAATAATGGATATAAGTTTATTAGCAGTCATGGGAATAATGTTGTTATCAATCTATGCTTATTATAAGGATAGGAAATGAAAGTATTAAGCAATTGGTGGAATAGATTTTTAGAATGGTCTTGGCAAAGAAAGGCAGATAAATTATTTAGGAAAAGAAAATGACAGAGTGGCATGGTGGAAAAGGTAGTCGGGATCGTTCCAAAGATCGTGATAAATTTAATGATAACTTTGACAAAATATTTGGTAAAAAGAAAGGTAACAAGGAGAGAAAGGAACAGATGTCCCCTAATAAAAATAAGCCTGGTTGGGCAAAATTTGTACAAAAACGTATGTGCAATGGAGAAATGGTGAATTGCACACCCACCTCTGAAAGGTGCACTCCCATGCGATTTAGGTGTATGTGTGGCTGTGCAGTTGCACATGCCTGCACATACGCACACCCGCCTCTGAGAGCCCTAGTTTTACTGGTACGTGCAACTGTGCGTACGTGCATCTCTATAGAGAACTATAGTGAGAGGTATATTAAAATACCCTCTTACTTTGCAGAGATAGTATTCTCTAGTAGAAATATAGTAAGGATATAGAAATGGAAGATAGAAAAAAACTAACAAAAAAACAGGAAACATTTGTCGACCTTATGGTCTATCAAGATTATAAACAAACGAAGTGTGCTCATCTTGCAGGATATGAAAATCCAGGCGTGGCCGCTACAAGATTATTAAGTGATGAACAATATGCTCATGTTCAAGAGAGAATCAGGGAGCTGAAATCTATTCAGCGTACTAAGAATGAGATTACTTTTGAGGGCATAGCAACGAAGCTAGGAGAGATTAGGGATGTTGCCCTAGCTGATGGGTCATACGGCCCAGCAGTAACGGCAGAGATAGCGAGAGCTAAACTTGCAGGCCTTATGGTGGATAGGAAAGAGTTGAAGATACATAAGATAGATAACATGAGTAGAGATCAGCTAGAGAATAGGTTAAAGGAGTTAGTCCTGGAGAATCAGATTATCCTAGGGACATCTGAAGTTGTTAAGGAAGTTGTTGATGTTGAGGAAGAGCTTGTTGAGGATATCCTTGAGGAAGATCTGGATCTCATTGAGGATCAGTCTGATTTAGAATAGATGCTATCTTATCTTCTGCGTCCTGTAACTTGCGTTCACAGTATTGCGATACCTTGATACTCTTTTCAAAAGAATCTATTGCTTCATCAACTGATATGTTTTCTTCAAGGGACTTGACCAAGCGTTGAAGCTCGGTCATTCCTTTCTCGAATGTCATTATCCGATCCTTTGTATGCGATATCTTTTAGTCTCTGGGTCTTTCCAGAACTGAAACTTCCTATCCTTAAAGTTCTTGGTATAGAAGTTCACCCTGTATTTATATACATCTACTTTTGATAGGCCGCTTATAAGATCACCGACTTCAAGATTGTTTAATGCTTGGGTGAATTCAGTTCTATAAGTTGCTCTCTCGTTTACTATCTTTATATCTTTCTCTATTTTAAATCCCATTGCTCTTTCTCCTTTCGTCAAATAATTTTCTTTGCCTTTCATATTCCTCACCCTTCATCATGTGTATCAAAGTATCTTCATCATGCGGACTAGGTATAATCTGTTTATGGTTTGAGTTAGACCATTCAATCTGTTGGCTATCATCATTAAAAGTAATGACTAGCTTCCAAGGTTTATCTGGTTCTTTCTTTTCGTCTAGTATCATCTTGATATGCTTACGCCATTCCTCCAGCTTGATAAGAGTTTGTTGATCTTCTACTTGCTTGTCGTACTCAGTCATTGTCTTGCTCCTCTAAATCGCCTAAATAACTCTTGCCTTCAACTATTTCTTTAATCATATCGGCTAACCAATATATAGAGCAGTTAGGATTATCTTTGTTTGCATTACATAAACTTACTATTTCATTAATCATTTCTTGTTTACTCATTATTCTCCTCCATGTATTTCAAGACTGCCGATATAACTCATAGCTCCTCTGTCTTCATATAACTTCTGTTCTATATAATGATTAGCTTGTTCTTGCGACTCAGCGAGGACATGGAAAGTTCCACTTACCTCAACTGTATATTCTTCTTCCTCAATCATTTCTTTTTTACTCATTGTCTTTCTCCTTTATTGATTCAACAGTAAACGGATCTAAAAAGTTTTCTATTGTTGTTATTTCATTTTGTATATGTTCCAAATCAGCAACTAAATATGGACAAAACTTTCCAATTTTATTTACCTCTACATCATCTAATAAACAAGCTATAGATATACTTGCTTCTTGTAATGCTAATTTTACTTTTTTACTCATTAGTCTTGCTCCTTTATTTCTTCTAAGTCTTCAACAGTCATATCTTCACAAAGATATTCAAGGGGTTTTAATCTGCCCTTGAAATCAAATTGTTTGATAGTCCCGTCTTTATTTAAAACCTCGTTCCCGTCTTCATCAGATACATAAAATTTTATATCTAATACATTTACATATTGCTCTCCACTCATTAGTCATTCTCCTTGTTGATACTATTTTCTATGTATGTTCCCCATTGTTCAGCCATTGCTTTGGCAATACCTTTATAGAACATACTCCTTTCTTTACCCTTGCCACTACCTATCCACCAAATCCTATGCTTTTCTTTAGGTGGTAGTTTGTCAGTAGCTTCTTTAACATTATCTGTTTCAATCAGCTTGGGTAAATCTTTGAGCCATAAGCAAGTGCGTTTGTATTCTTTATGGCCAAACTGATAAGGGTTAATCATTTGATCTGATTTCCTTATGTAAGATGAGATAACGCTAACTGGATTCTCAATGGCAATATGTTTTATAGGTGCGTCCATAAGTTTCTGCACAAATTCTATTGCTTCATCTCTTAAATACCATGGCTTCTTACCTTCAGTAAACCACCTTGCACCACTAACAGATAGATGAGTACATGGTGGGTGTCCTATCATTAAATCCCACCCTTGATCTAAGATATCAAAGACATCTCCTTCATAATGCCTATCTTGTATATCACTTTCACATGGCAATATATCGCAAGACCATGCATCAAAACCTAATTCCAGGAATTGGTCTCTTACAGTTCCACTATACTCACACGCCACTAATACTTTTATCTTGCTTCTATCCATTTGTTTTCTCCTCTATCTCAATAATATGTGCGAAGTCATCACACTTAAAACAAAATGCGTGTCTATCTGCCCAATCAGTTATGGGTTGCCCATTCACATCTTCCATAGTCCAGGATTCCGTTTTACATTCTTTGCATACCATTATTGTTTTAGGTTTGATCTCCTCTATGCTTGTGAATTCATCTAGGTAATAACCCAGTTCATTCATAAGGCCTAGATTAACCTGCTTAATCAGATCCAAAAGATTATCAGCTTCGACAATACCTTTTGAACCTCCTCTTGCTTTCCATTCATACTTCTTACTCATTGTCTTTCTCCTGTATTTCTACTTCGTAACATCTCTCGCCTTCGTCCTCACCATCTTTCATTTCTTTCATATCCTTAGGTTTATTCTTGTAAACATTTACATCAGATACAGTTCCATAAAATTCTTCTATCACTACAAATACTTTCATCAGTCTTGCTCCCTTAGTTTGTTTGAATGTTGTTGCCAATAGCTTATAAATTCTTCTAGCCTTTCAATATGTTTGTATATGTTCTTACTATCTTCATAGTAAATCTTATTATCAATCATCTCTTTTATGTGTTCAAAAGACTCATCTATTTCTTTTAAATCATCTTGTAAAAAACCTAATAATCTACTCATCAGTCTTGCTCCCTTAGTTTGTAATCAATCCATAACGAATCTATTAGTTCATGTACTTCAGAATCTGAAAACCTGGAATAGAAATCTTTGTCATAGTCTTTGTCATTAGGATTGTGTATGTATTCTTTTTTAGTTTCCTCTGTGGCTAGTGCCACAGTTTCAAATAAATTATTTAATGCACGTTCTATTAAATCAAATTGCTTGTTAGTTACTGTTAGTTTCATAGGCCTTGCTCCTT